AAGTTGATGAGTGATAAGCCTGTGAGCCAGGCTCGGATGTTGCAATTCGTGCCAACACCAGCGCTGGATTATGCCCAAGTCAAGTGCTATGACACGTCAGCATTGATGCTGTTCTACGGCGAGGTGGATTATCCCGCGCGTGAAGCTGTTGATTTTCAATGTCAGGGCTGGCCCAAGTTCCGCAGGTTGGTCATCTGGAAATTGATGCCCACGGAGCGTGTGAGCGCATGCATGGAAGAGGCACACATCTACTATTTCCAGATCTTCATGCGCCACCCGCGATTCGCGTTCATTAAACGGATGCCAAGGATGATCGACGAAGAATGGGAATACAACGGATTGATGCTGATCGAGTCAGAGTGGGCGTTGCCTGGCTGTTTGATGGTCGGAGGCTGATCCCCCTCACATCCTGCCCCTCTCCTGATGGGAAAGGGGAGTAGGAGAATTATGAGTGACATGAAACCTTTTTTATGCAAGGACAAAAAGCACCGGCTGGGAATGATCTGTTGGGATGGCGATGGGATCCCGCAGTTGATGCTGTATCGTCATGCCGTTGACCTGGATGCGGAACACCCTGCTGAAGTGGATGTAATTGGTCCTTTGGAAGGCAGGATGCCTGTCCGTTGCGATTTGTGCGATGAAGTGAAGCTGTGGGACGTGAGCGTGCAGGTGTTGCTGGCCATGGTTGAGCGTTTGGACCATAAGCGCATCGAGGATTTCAAGGAGCGGTTTCATCGTCAGCGGTCGAAGGTTGCATTCGAGTGAAAGGATAATAGAGAATGGATTCAACAAGATCGTATCCGTTATATTGGCCCGAGGGATGGCCGCGGACAGATGCATATAAACGCAAGCGAGCACAATTCAAAGACCGATCGGTACACATGGCGCGTCGTACACTGGCTGATGAAGTACGTCGCTTTGGTGGGAAGGAGTTGATCATCTCTTCGAATCTTGAGTTGAGATTGGATGGGAATCCACGCTCGGGGCAGAGATAGCCAGGAGATGTGGGCGTGGCGATCTTCTTCCAGCGCGCGAAGGTCGATATGGCGCTGGCTTGTGATGTGTACACCACGGTCGAGGATAATTTGTGGGCGTTATGTCGAACACTCGATGCACTGCGGCAGATCGAGCGCGACGGTTCGCCTGCGCTGATCAACCGTGCGTTCAAAGGTTTCGCGGCACTCCCTGACCCCGATGCGAAGAAGTGGTATGAAATTTTGAATCTAGCTGAGACAGCGAGCAATGAAGATGTGAGGAGAGTTTATCTCACCCTGGCAAAGAAATATCATCCCGATAATCAAGAAACCGGCGATGAAGTGCTTTTTCGCCAGGTGCAACAGGCATACGATTTGGCGGTGGGAAAGCGAGGTGCGTGATGGCAACGCGTTATTTCAAGAAGAAAGATAAACTTCATATTTGCTCCAGAAGTTCAGGAAATCAGAGCAAGACAATTCCAGGGCTGCCGCACAATTCATTCGAGTGGATTGAAATCGAGCGGAATGAATTCTATCGCTTGAAGCGCAAGATTTTGACAGACAAGAAACTTTTTGTGATTATGGATGATCCTTTTGTCGATCTTCCTGATGATGAAGCAAGGAAGAATATTGAAGAAATATTTGGAAAGGTGATAGGAGGAAGAAATGCCAGTGTATAATTTTCAGAAGCGGTTTGTGACGATGATCGAGGATGGAAAAAAGCGTCACACGATCAGGCGTATAAGACAAAGACCAACTAAGGCAGGAGATTTGCTGAAGTTGTACTCGGGAATGCGAACGAAAAAGTGTGAATTAATCTTGGAGACTGTTTGCACGAAAGTCTTGCCTATTCAGATCGTTCCAGGTGCTGGTCTTATTTTGATAAATGGCAAGGTACATGAAGATAAAAGTATAGTTAGATTTGCAAGCAATGATGGTTTCGACAATGTAGATGATTTTTTTGTATTCTTTATGCGATATTCCATTTGGGATCTAATCCATAACCTTGAATTAATCTTTTGGAGATTTCCATGAAGCGTGATGTGGCTTTCAAGGTGGCGGAGGCGCTGGTGGATCATTTGCGACCTGCGTGCAAGCGGATCGAGATCGCGGGGTCCATTCGGCGCGAGAAGTCCGACGTGAAGGATATCGAGATCCTGGCGATCCCGGATTTGTCGATTATTGTCCCGCGGGCCCCGCTGGAGTTTGGGAAGCCGATCCCACCGGTCCATAAGACGATGCTGGACAAGCTGGTGCACGATATGGAGGAGGCGGGTGATGTGCGTGTGGAGGTGCAGGGAGACAGGTATAAGCGGATGTATTTGAATTATGCGGGCATCAAGTGCGATTTATTTCTCAATATCCCGCCTTCACAGTGGGGAGTGCAGATGGTGATCCGCACGGGGCCGAGTGAGTTCAGTCATTGGTGTGTGACAAACAGAAAACGATATCGAGGGGCATTGCCGGATGGATACTTCGTGAAACACCTGGTTGTTTGGGATGCCAATGAGCTCGATAAATTTCGCATGCCTAGCGATCCAGACAAGGCAATCGCATTATTAACGGAGACAAATCACTTATCCATGCCGGAGGAAATTGACTTTTTGAACTTTCTGAAATTGGGTTGGATCGAGCCCAGGGATCGTATCGCCAGGTGGAATACTTGACAAATTAGAACGCCCGTTCTACAATGATTTAGAACGTCCAATATGCGGGCCCGCAGTCCACATGTTGGGCGTTCTCTATTTAACGAGGTTTGTATGCCTGTTCAAAAACCGATGTATCAATTGACACTCGGGTTGGACCTGCCCGATCCTGACGATGTGACAATATCAATTGAGGATGCAAGATTGAGAAGCGAAGCGGCAAAAGTTGCATTCGAAGGGCTCTATGGAAGGATCGGCTCACCCAAGTGGCTGGATGAATATTTCGAGCTGATGCGCGGCGGCTGGCCATGGAGGGTAGCTGCCTATATTGCCTGGGCTGGAAGCCCGCGTGCCAGCAGGGAACCGAGGACCCAAGACGAGCTGGCACGTTTTCACCTGGGGTTGACCAGTGATCGGGCGATCACCACCTGGCGTAGGAAGAACCCTGCGATTGACGAGATGGTGCGGATGATGCAGGCGGGTCCACTATTCAAGCATCGAGCAGAGATATTCACGGCGCTCGTTGCTGTGGCAGTGAAGCCAGATTACAAAAGCCATGCGGACCGCAAACTTGCGTTTGAGTTGATGGGGGATCACGTGCCAACATCGAGATTGCATGCAGAATTGAAAAAACGAGGGATCGAATTTGACGATCTGGCAGAACTCAGCGATGCAGAGTTGGTCGAACTTGCCAGGTTTGCTGAAGAGAGAACAGCATCGAATGGAGATATCCATGACTCAAGTGAAGCCTGATGAACACAATGCGAACAAAGGCACGAAGAGAGGAAGGGATCTGCTTCAACAATCGTTGAAGGAAATCGGCGGCGGGAGATCCATCCTTCTAGATAAAGATGGAAACGTGATCGCGGGAAATAAAACCTATGAAGGCGCACAGGAAGCGGGATTACAAGTGCGTATTGTGAAGGCAGAACGCGGTGAGTTGATTGCAGTTCAACGGGAAGATCTGGACTTGAACGATCCGACCGGCGAAGCCAGACGCCTGGCGTACCTGGATAACCGGGTCAGCGAACTGGATCTGGAATGGGATGTAGAGCAGATCGCTCAGGATTCCGCTTCCGGTTTGGATTTTGACGGGATAGGCTTTCTCGAGGGCGAACTGCGTCTCTTGCTGGAACAAGCTGGGGCGGAGCAGGACGCGTACATTGATCCAGGCGATCAACGTGAAAAAGGGGAGGAGCTGGTCCGTAAATGGTCCGTTGAGCAGGGTCAGATCTGGCAATTGGGAAACCATCGTTTATTATGTGGCGACGCCACCAACACGAATCGGATCGATCTTTTGATGGGAAAAGAAAGGACAACCTTGACGTTTACCAGCCCGCCCTATTGGGTGGGAAAGAGTTATGAGACGCAAAAGACCGAAGCGGAAATCGAATCGTTTATCGAGCGAATTGCAGTCGTGATGAGCTCCATTACGCGATGGGATGAAAGCCGTATCGTAATCAATACCGGCTCTGGATTAACAACCAAATTGGATAAACGAAGCAAACGCCATATCCTTTTGCTGATCGACAAGTGGACGGATGCGCTTCATGCTTATGGATGGAATCTGCGACACGTGCGCCACTGGCTGAAGGAAGGTCAGTTGATGTCGAAGTTGCCAAAGACCGACATCATTGATCAGCATTGCGAATATCTAGCTGCATATGAACATGACGAGGGGCGTGAAATGAAATTCGAGGATGTCTTCTGTACGAGCGATGTCCAATCATTGTTGACCTTTTTTCATGCCCAGGGGAAACAGCGCGGGCAGGAATGGACGGGCGCATCCTGGGCGTTGCGCTCTTATTGGAATGATATCAAGGGGACTGCATCGGCGCATGGCCATGAAGCGGCATTCCCGCTCGAATTGCCCTTGCGTCACTTGATGCTATACACCAAACGAGGCGAGACAGTTTTGGATCCATTCTGTGGAAGCGGTACGACATTAATCGCGTGCGAGGTAATGGGCAGGCTATGCTTTGGGGTCGAGCTAAGTCCTGCTTATGTGGCTGCCACATTGGAGCGTTGGCATGTTCTGACGGGAAAGAAGCCAGTAGTCAATGGATAGTGATAATCTGACGTTCGATGAACATAACGCCAACAAAGGCACAGAGCGCGGGAGGGACCTGCTTGAAAAGTCTGTCACTGAATTGGGAGCGGGGCGATCCATTCTCAGCGACAAACATGGAAAAGTGATCGCAGGAAACAAGACACTTGCCGCAGCGAAGAAGGCAGGGTTGAAGATCCGCATTGTTCCCACTGGCCGCGATGAACTGGTGGTGGTGCAACGGGAGGATCTAGACTTGGACGATTCGACGGGGGAAGCAAGACGCCTGGCATATCTGGATAATCGAGTAGCGGAACTGGATCTGGAATGGGATTCGGCGATCCTTGCTGAAGATGCTGGGTCCGGGCTGGACTTGGATTCATTGGGCTTTCTGGATAAGGAGCTCCAGAATTTATTACTGGAGGTGGATAAAACTGCGGCTGAAGAAGAGATTGCCACAGAAGATCTAATCGACCATGCGCAGGAACTGGCCGCCAAGTGGAATGTTGAAGAGGGCCAGATTTGGGAAATGGGTTCGCATCGCCTGGTCATTGGCGATTGTATCGATTCAAACCTTATGCAAAAACTTATGGATAGTAGGCGGGCACAGATCTGTTGGACAGACCCGCCCTGGAACGTGGATTATGGTGGGAGCGAACATCCGTCGTGGCATCGGCGGAGCATGGCCAACGATAATCTGGGAAACCGATTCCCTGCATTTCTCCAAGCCGCTGTGAAAACCATCTGGACCCACTGTGAACCCGGCGCACTGTTGTATATGGTGATGGGAGCACAGGAGTGGCCAACTGTTGACCGCGCGTTACGCGATCAAGGCTTCCATTGGTCAAGCACTATTGTCTGGGTAAAGGACCAACTTGTACTTTCGCGCAAAGATTATCATACGCAATTCGAACCGCTTTGGTATGGCTGGAAGGGTGATGCACCACGGATCCGTGAAGTAATGGATCGAAAACAATCCGATGTCTGGTTTATTGATCGCCCGAAGCGATCGGAGGATCACCCGACGATGAAACCGCTGCCGTTGGTCGAACGCTCTTTGTCAAATTCAAGCCTGCCTGGCGACCTGGTATTGGATACTTTCGTGGGAAGCGGTACAACGTTAATCGTCAGCGAGCAACTGCAGCGCCACTGCAGAGCTGTTGAGATGGATCCGCTATATGCGGCTGTGGCCATTGAAAGATGGCATCTTTTCTCGGGTCTCATGCCGCTTAAATCTCCTTGACTTCCTGTTAACTCTACGGCCCACTACAGGATATCAACAAAGGAGATACCCATGACAAGCCTGAAAGAATATGAAAAGAGACAAGCACAACTTAAAAAGCTTCTCAAACAGATCGAAGCGGGGCTGGAGAAGCACGATCGAGATGCCAGTAAGGATGGTGGGCACCACTGGGGACACGTGGGTGACCTAGCAAGCATCGTTGAGATACTGACCGATATCAAGGACCGGTTGCACCGAACCGGCGAATATGCAGAGGTGGCTTGATGGGCAAGCAAAAATACACCACAGATACGCAAGAGGTTTATACGCTGGAGTTGAATAAACTCCAACGTTGTTTTTCTGAGATGCAGAAAGTAGGCGAAGAGGCGAGCGAGTTGACCAGAGTTGGTTGGAGGCAGGTTGAGTTTTTGCGGCACATGAACTTCATCTTGCAAGGAGCCATTCAAACAGGCGAGACGTTGTTGAAAATTATGGGTTGACATTCTATAGAAACTACATATAATCCGAATTGCAAATGCCGCGACCTGCCCCCCTCAGGCCGCGGTGTTTGCATTTTTAGACTCTTGACGCGGGAGGAATTCGGGTTTAAGATTCAGATACAAATTAGCACGCCCGTTCTGGTAACGGGCAACTTATCGGAGTAAGCGCCCGATGTCAATTCGACATCGGGCGCTTTCCGTTTAATCCCTCACCCTGCCCTCTCCCGAGGGGAGAGGGGTAGAGAGGACAAAAGGAGATCTCTTATGAACAAGTTCAAGTTTTTCATCATACTGGCCGTGTTTGTGTTTCTTTTCGCGGCAACACCTGCCCTGGCGCAAGGCGACACGCCTCCGCCTGCAGGCGACGTGACTATACCGGTTGATCTGGAAGGAATCATCAAGTTGGTTGTGATCTTCCTAGTCACTGCTGGTTTGAAATCCGTCTCATCGAGAATCGGCAAGGACCTGACCGGTTGGGCCGCCATGATCGCCGCATCCATCACAAGCGCGGTGATCCTTTTCTTCAACGCCTTACTCTCGGCAGTTCCAGCGAATGTGCAGCCATCCGTAACTGTTGCGCTGACATTGCTCGTCACCATCCTGGGCGCATTCGGGGTGCATGGAACGGTGAAGAGTTTCCAGCCTGCCAAAAAGTAATTCCTCCGCATCATAGGATTGGGCATATACATCCATATGCATGTCCAACCCGTGTTTCCGATATGACAAAGCATCTCAAGCAACATCATGCAGAAGACGAGATGAGGCCCATCACGCTCTACATTTCGCGCGTCGGGATGAAGATACCGACGCTGAATCACATGTACAAGGAGCGCTTGACCGTCATTGACATCGAACTGGGTACGGAAAACGCCAAACAACTTCATGACTTGTTAGGTACGCGGCTGGAGCAAGAACTAAGAAGCGGCATCCGTATCCGGTTATATGGAAGGCTGGTGCTGACATGATTTACGAACAGGACGATCAGAAGCGCGCCTTCATGGAAATGTCTCTGCCTGAACAATTGGGCAGTATTTTCGACATGCTGCGTTATGAACGAAACGAGATCGGGACCATCAGGAAGAACGAAATCGAATTCCGCATTGATTTGGCGGCGTTCCGAGAGGAACTCAGGGAAGTGCGCAGAGAAAGAGAAAAGCGCGAAAAAAAACTCGACATTGATCTGCAGACCACCACGGAAAAGATTATGACGATCCTGGGGAAACGATTCGATTTCTGGACGTATCTGCGGGACAAGGTTGTTCCGCAGATACTCACGCTGGTCATTGTTGGTTTGTTGTATCTCGTTTTTTCAAAACCGTAAATGAAAAGAGACTCATGAGTAACGGACGATTGGACAAGCCGGTTTATCAACTGCCAATGGAACTGCTCGGAATCGAGGAGGCCATACCACAGAACGGGGAGCGGCTTTCGAGCGAGGTCGCGCTTGCGGCTCTCTCTGCCTTGCGCGTCAAGGAGCCGAATTACATCGAAGGCGCTGATGGAAAAATGGCACTAATAGGGGAACGTGAAATCATCCCGCGCTGGATGGACTTATTCAAACGATTAATGGAGAGCGGATGGAAGTGGCGTGTGGCTGTGTATATCGCCTGGGCAAGCCAGCCGAAGAAATATCGCTGGCCTGACACACAAGAAGAACTGGCAAAGAAATGCCTGGGCTTGAATTCAGATCGTGCGATCGCGACCTGGCGAAAGAAGAACCCTGTGATCGATGAAACCATTTCGATGCTTCAAGGATCGATTATCTTCGATGCCCTGCCCGATGCGTTGAATGCGATGGTGGAGGTGGCCACCGAATCAAATTACAAGGGTCATGCGGATCGCAAACTGATGTTCGAGATGGGCGGCATTTATACGCCGTCATCGAAAATTTCGGCGGAGATCGCCAGGAAGCTCAGTAAGGGGAACATGGATGCTAACGACTTGAGCGATGACGAGTTGAGGGAGATCGCATCCTCCGCGAACCGAGAACTGGAACACCGCAAACAGGATTCTGCAGAGGAGGCTCAGGAATAATGGTCGCTTCTGCAATGCGAATCAAGGTCACACCCAAAGCGGCACGCGCCGAGATGGCAAAACGTGAACTGGGGCGGCGTCATCTGATTGACTACAGCATATACGTTGCGCCCTGGTACAAGCCAGCGCGTCATCATATTTATCTTGCGGAGAAGCTCGAGCAGGTGAAACGATTTATCGAGACGCAGGGCAAAGAGGGGATTGGCCGTTTGCTCATCTGTGAACCGGCGCAATATGGCAAGACCGAACAAGCCAGCCGCCTCTTTCCATCATGGGTGCTGGGAGACCTGCCCGACACGCGGATCATTCTCACATCCTACGGCGCTGACCTGGCGACTGAGAACAGCCGCATCACGCGTAATTATGTTGGGAGTGATGCATACGCCAACATCTTTGGGAAGCGCTCGGCAGTTGATGAACCGGTTGAATTGAGCCCTGAAAGCCGCTCGGTGGTTTCGTGGAATTTGAAGGACCATCGCGGATCCGTGTTTGCGGCTGGTGTGGGAGGCGGTATCACGGGCCGCCCGGCAAACCTGGTCGTGATTGATGATCCGTTCAAGAGCCGCGAGGATGCCGAAAGCGCGACTTATCGTAATAAAGTGATGAGCTGGTATCGCTCCGTTGTTTATCCACGTGTTGCGAATACGCCAGGAGCAGCGATCATCATCATGCATACCCGCTGGGATCAAGAGGACTTAGCCGGGCAGTTGTTGACCTTGATGATTAGCGACCCGGAAGCGGACCAGTTTGAAGTGGTTTTCCTGCCCGCCCTGGCTTTGGAGGAAGATAAATATCCAAAGACCGAGGAAGAATATCGCGAGAATTTGTTACGCGGGATTTATGTCCCGATGAACGGGGATGTGCTCGGACGAAAGCCAGGGGAACCGTTATGGCCTGAACGATCGGACGCGAAGAAACTTGCAACGACGCGCGCGAACATGCTTGATTATGACTTCGAAGCGATCTTTCAGCAACTGCCGCGCATGGCGGATGGGGAGTTCTTCGATGATAAGGATTTTGGAATCATTGAGAAGGCACCAGAAGGTTTGCAGTGGTATCGCTTTTGTGACCTTGCATTAGGTGAGACAGAGACAAGTGATTGGAATTCTTCACTGGCGGTTGCGCTGGATACAGAGGGCAACTTGATCCTGCGGGACCGAATCAAGGAACATAAACTTGAAAGCTTTCTACCGTTAGTGAAAACGGCAATGCTTTCGGATGCCGAGTTGAACACGGAATGGGGCATCGAGAGCAACGCCTTTCAAAAACTGGTAGTCAAAACATTTTTGAAAGATAAAGACCTGGTGAAGGTAAGGATACAAGCAATCATTGTTGATAAAGATAAAGTTTCGCGAGCACGTCCCTGGGCGTTGCGTGCAAAGCTTGGACACGTGAAGTTGGTGCGCGGTCCGTGGAATCTGGATTTCATCCGCGAGGCGACATCATTCCCGAAGGGACGCCACGATGATGACGTGGACACCGTCAGCGGCGGCGTGGAGATGATCGCTGAGGATGGCGGGGACCAGAAGACTGCCAGTAGTGAGGCAATTGTGGTAAGCGCCGAAACATTATTCGAAGGAGCATTCACATGAAAATCAAAAAGGGAAATCCGATCACGGAACTCGTGAAGGGAAGCATGGAATACACCATGCACCTGATCAACCATGCGTTCCGTGCGCTGTTTCCGTATCAGGACGGTGTGTTGAACTGCTACATTGTGGAGATCTTCGCGGATTATGTGATCGTCACGGAATATGGAAGCTCCACTGCGCTGAAGACCGATGAGTATTACAAGGTGGCGTATTCAAAAAGCGGCGATGCGTACACGTTTGCGGCACGGGACCAGTGGGAGGTTGTGGAGCTGGCATATCAACCGCAGACGGCGATCACTGAAGGCAGGAAGAAAACAGGGAAACGCTTTGAGGAGGCAATCGCTCCGGGGCAGGTGAGACTGCTTGAGGCGCAGGATGAAGCGAAAGGCACGCGCCGGATCCGCATCGAGGGTCTGGTTACAGCAAATGTTGTCAATGGGAATAAGCGTCTCTATACACCCGAAGTCATTGAAGCGATGGTTGCCGATTGGCGATCGCATCTTCACGAATCGGCGGGGCAGGGACGTTTGAAAATACTAAGCGGCGAAATTGACCATCCATCCGACAAAGGCAAGAAACGCGCAGAGTACCTTGAAACCGTGGTCCGCTGGGACAGGTTGGATTGGGACGGTGAGCGGCTCGACATCGAGGGCGATCTCATCCTCACCAGCAAGGGAAAAGATGTTGAGATCCTGATGGAGGCTGGCGTTAACCCAGGCGGCAGTATTCGCGGTATTGGGGAAGCCAAAATCGAAAAGGTCAAAGACGAGAAAATCGAGAAGGTACTTTGGGTCTCGATGACCGGCGCTGACCTGGTAGGCGATCCGTCGTTCAAGAACACGGCGGAATTACAAGAATCACAATCATCTATGGAGGATGACATGAACCTGTTAGAGGAACTTAAAAAATTACTTACCGAACACCCTGAGTTGTTTGGCAAGGGCTTCACCGAAGCTCAATTGGTGGAGATGGAAGAAAAGCAGTTGAAGGCGTTGGAGGCGAAAGTCCGTGCGGCGCTGGGCATTGATGCGAATGCGAATATCACCGAGGCTCTGAAGGCGGCCACTGAGAAGGCTCGCAAGTTTGACGAGAGCCAGAAGCAGAACGAAGTCGCAAAAGCAATCGAGGAAGCGACGAAGGATCTTCCGTTTGGCAAGAAGCTGAATGAAATGTTCATCACTTCGCTGAAGGAAGCCAATCTCAAGAGCTCGGAAGAGGTGAAGCAATTCACCGAATCGAAGCGCAAGGAATACAGCCAGCTCGCCGCAGCGGGTGTGTTGAAGGGCATGGGCTGGGATGAATCGAAGAAGCGTGTTCAGGTGATCGGCGACGTGTTGGAGACCGAAACAGGCACGCCTGAATTCGCTCGAGTTGCGTTCGAGCTCACAGAGTCGGTCCGTAAGCACGAGAACCGCGCCAAACATGCCCTAGTGCAGCGTGCGGAAAGCCCCGCGGCTGTGTTCACTGAAAAATATCTTGAGCGGTTTGATAAGCTATACCAGCGCCATCTGATGCAGGAAGCTCAGTTGTTTGAGGAAGCGGAGACCACCACCGACCTGAACCTACCCTATAGCGTGAGCAGGGCGATCGTTGCCGAGGCTTTCCCGGAACTCGTGGCTGCCAATATCTTTGACTTTGGCATCATGGATCAATCGCCCACGAAAATCTTTTATGAAGCTTTCACGGGCGAGACCGGGTATGAAGTGGCTGTGACAGATGAACTGGAAGTAGCAGGAGCGGAGGAGGTCTGGTATGACCTTGCCAATAAGAATATTGTGCCTGGCACGGTGGTCGTGACCGATAACCCCGCAATCACGACTTACGTCGAGGGGACGGACTATGTCATTGACTATGAATTGGGCAAGATCAGACCACTGTCTGCAGGCGCCATCAATGCAAACGACCTGCTTGTCGATTACACCTATCGCGCCATCAAGAAGGGTGAGAATGCCGAGATCGAGCGGGCAAAAGTCACGCTCAGCTCACAGACCATCGAAGCAGCCGCCTACCGCCTGGCGGATTACATCACACATGAGGCGATCGTGTTCAGCCGTGCGCAGATTGGCTGGGATGCTGTGGGAAGAACGATGGCAAACCTGATCCGCCAGGTTCGGCGGGATATCAACCGCATAGTGATCGAGAAGGCGCTCATGGCGGCTCTGTCGGTTGCCAATAACAGCGGCGGCACGTGGGACATCTCAGACGCCAATTATCTGGACTTGGTGAAGAAGATCGGTGTGGCAAAGGTGAAAGTGGCTAACCGGTTCTATGATCCTACAGCTCTCCTGATGAGCAAGACCAATTCAGATCACCTGAGCAACTGGGATGGGTTCAAGCGTGATGGATACCCCAACGCCTTATTGAACGCGGCTGGCTTCGTGGGCACTGTGAAGGGTCTGAATGTGTGGGATTCGACCGAAATGCGAGACACGTGGAACCTGATTTGCAATCGGGAACTGGTCATCCACCGTGTCTTCCAGCCGATGACGGTGAAAGGTCCTTTCCCCACCTACAGCAATGGCAAGCTGGTTGCGGCTGAGCAATACTATGCAGAGGAGTACAACGCGTCACTTTCCCCGATTGGCGGCAAGGGCGCTGTTGTGGCGACGCAGCCTTAGGGCTGGTAATTAGTAATTGGTAATTGAGTCCCGCGCTCTGTGGGGGAGGGCGCGGGATGGAGGTGAAGAATATGGCGACGATCAAGTTTTTAGGTGAGTTGACCCTGTTGAATGGCATCACTATCCGGCAGGGTGAAACTCGCCAGGTCAGCGAGAATCAGGCGAATAGCTTGATCGCTGCAAATCCAGATCAATGGGCGCTGGTGGGTGGAAACCAGTTGCCAGTGGTTAGTGAGGTTGGCGAGGCCAAACCAAAGAAGAGAAGGAAAAGCAAAAAGCAGTGACAACTCTGGCAGATCTGAAAACACTTTTGCAATCCGAAGTCCCCGCGGTGGATAGTGTGCCCACGTCTTCGCAGTATGAGCAGGCAATCAAGGATGCAGTCACAGATTTTTCGCGCCGGTGTGGATTGGCGAAGATCTCGACGCTCAGCATCATTTCAGGTACTGCGGCGTATGCCCTGCCCGCTGATTTTTTGAAGATGATCTTGCTCGATGCGCTGGTTGGTCTGGATGGTGTGATCGTTTCGCAAGGCGGGTTGATTCCGCTCAGCAAAGACTTTGAAGAAGAATGGACCATCATTAATAAGAACATCATGTTTTATCCAACGCCAGCTTATTCGATGACGCGCTATTTCAAATACAAAGCGGCATGGGTTGCGACCGGCGGTGACTACACAACGCTTGGCGAGAACGAAGCACAGATCGTGATCTTGAAAGCCAAAGCCACCGCTTTAGAGAAGATATCGAATGCGCAAAGCGGCGATTCGATTAAGTATAGTTTTGGCGCGGTGAGTGAAGACTTGAGTGGTGCGAGCACATCGTACCAAAAAGACAGCGAGATGGCTGACAAGGATTATCTCGCGGCGTGTGAAACCTATAACGGTCAATATGCGGCGCATGGTGGAATGTGAACGTAACCTTTTATCGTGAACGCCTGAGGAAAATTCGGGCAAGGAACGAAGTCTCGCTGGTGATTCGTCGCGGCGCGTCAAGTCTATCCGCTCAGCTCATGCGCATCGAGTACGCAGGCGCTCGCGGATTCAAGTTGCAAAGCGACGCGGCACGCTCTGCACAGCAGGCGGTATTCATTCTCGGTGAGCATGATATGGACATTCAGAAGGAAGACCGCCTGACGCACGACGGTAAGTTGATCAGGGTCGTTTTCATCCAATTGAACCGCCTGTTTGCCACAATTGCGGAAGGGGTGGTGGAGGAATGATGATTATCGAAGGAAACCAACATGCCAAATAGATATCCAGATAGAGAGATATTCGTTTTTGGACCAACTGAAATTATTCCTCTGACAATTCCGAGTGGTACGCCACTCTCAGACGCGTTCGACATGAGCGATTATAGAGGCGGCGCTGTGTACGTTCCAGGTACATGGACCGCAGGGAATATTGGTTTCAAATGTTCAGACACCCTGACAGGAACGTATGACATAACGCTTGATAAGAACGGGGTGCCAATCCAGATCGGGACTATAAGCACAGGGAGGGCTGGATGGTACGCCATTCCGACCGAACTAACTCCTCATGAATTTGTGAAATTGTGGAGTAAATCGACTCTCGCCGCAATCGAGACGGATGTGAATCAAAGTGCTCAACGCGCGATGAAGGTTGCTCTGAAATGAGTAGCGGCTTCGAATGGGTTGTATCGCCGAAAGTGATCGCGCAGGGGCTTGATGATTATGGTCAGAAGGCGCTCATAGCGATTCAAGCCGTGGCGAATTATTGGGGACAGTTCGTTCAGGATGAGGCGAGAGAGGAAGCGCTCTGGGAAGACAGGACCAGCAATGCGCGCGGCGGGATCTTCTTTGCGGTGGACGGATTCGGTCTTCATCCGCTGATGGGTGAAGTGACACCCGAATCGAAAAGCGAGATGAGTGACGTAGCCATCGAAAGCGGCGACGCGAATACGCTCATCATCACATTGGGCCACACGGTATTTTATGGCAAGTTTCTGGAATTATCCAATGGCGGTAGATACGCAATCATCATGACCACAATGGAAAAGAATTTTCCCAAACTTGAACGAATGGTGCAGGATACATTTCGAGGATAAGCAATTATGCCAACCATACGTGACAGACTTAAGGCATTTTTCAATCCCACCTCATCACAGCCTTCTTTCGATGGCGGAGGGAATAAGCCTGCGCCTGTGATCTCTGAATCAGTCGTAAATAAATTTCAGGTCGAACGCTCCCGAGCATCTGTCGTGAAAGATTGCCGCAGCATGTACGATGGCGATCCGCGTGTTGAGAAGATGCATCGAGATTATGCACGCGATCTACTTCGAAATGGATTTTTCATCAAAACTGACAACGTCAACGCCAAGGCAGCGGCAGACGCACTGCAAAAGAAGCTGAACCTAAACCAGCGGCTGGAGGACTGGCTGAGACTTTCCATGCGGGATGGTGATTCGTTCCTGGAACTGACGGTTGATGACTCATCCGTCATTTCTGATGTGACCCGCAAGCCAACCCTGCAGATGTTTCGGAACTCGAGCGCGGCAGATAAGTTCGACGACCCCAACAAGGCATTCTGGATGACCGATGCGATGTACATGGGTGCGGAGCCGCCGAGCAACGCACTGTGGTTCCCGTTTTGGAAGATCATCCACGCGCGCTGGAATCACGATGAGGAGCAGCGCTATGGCAGGCCGATGATGAAATCGGCTCGCAAGCATTTTAAATACGTGGAAGACGGCGAGCTCAACATCGCCGTTCGTCGCAAGATGGGAGGCGCGCAGCTGCGCCAGCATATCGTCGAGGGCGCGCCTTCGGATGTGGAAAAATATAAGGAAGATAATAAGGCAGCGCTTGGAAAACTTGCGGCAGTGGTGGACCTGTTCACCAACAAACCGGGCGCTTTGACCGTGCACCAGGGAGATGGCAACCTGGACAAGATCGGTGACGTGGAGCACCACATCGCGACGATGTTCACAGCTTCCGACGAACCGATGGAATTGATCGCATATGGCGGCAACCTGAATCGGGATATCCTGGTCGTGAAAAAGGACCAATACGAGGAGATCCTCAATCAGGGCCGCGAATGGACCACGCTTCAGCTGATCCAGCCGTTGCTGGAACGCCAATGGTTACTGCAGGGGATCCTGCCTGCGAGCGTGGAATATAAAATCATCTGGCGCAAGGCAAAGTCTTTGAGTCCTGCCGATCTGCGCGATTTGGCGGATGCAGGAGCAAGGCTGAAACTGCTCGGAGTGAAGGATGAGATCATCCAATTGTTGATGGCATCATATTTGAGGGATGTGGATGTGGACATCCTGAATTCGGACGGTTTCAGCGTGGATCAGTTCGCACAGAATCTGAAGGGTGTGAGTGTGTAGAGATTCTTTTATGACTACTTACCTTGAACCCGTCGTTGTGATCGAAGCCAGGGCACAGCGCACTGCGTCCCTATTGAAGCAACTTGATTCCATCCCGCTTGGGCGGATGTATGAGGCTTCGTTCAGGGCAGTGGT